AAAGGGCGGTATCCTTCGGGGTGCCGCCCTTTTTTTGTGCCTAGTTTATGGGTGTGCCTTGCATGTCTATATGGAACCCGCAGTCAGCACATGTGATACCGGAACATTCCATGTCAATGTCTGCGTCTGGATTGACAGACAGTGTCGAGCCTGTGTCTGGGTCCATGACCACGTTCCAGTTGACGCTTTCACATTCGGGACAGCCCATCAGGTAACGCCTTTTAGCAGAACCAAAATCAACTCTTACAATATCAGCAGACATCAAGACACCTCATCAATTACACACATCAGGACAGACAGAGCATCGCTCTCGTCATCATTTGCCACACTCACATCAGGAAAATGACAGGTGACCACCGCTCGGACTTTGTCCTTCTTTGCAATGCCGGACCCCGCAACATGCTTCTTGACTGTTGTCACGCCGATACCTCGATAGGGGATAGACATCTCCTCGCACACAGACATCAAGACACCGCGCAGTTCCCCGTATATCTGAGCCGCATAGGTCGCACTGTGTCTCTCAACATTCTCAAAGGCCAGTTCAGTCACCGGTCCTATAGTTTCAAAAAGTTTTTCAAGTTCACGTCTGAGAGTTAATGCTCTCATGCCGCCGCCCATCATTCGGGCCTTGCTTGTATCTATAGAAGTTACAAACACTTCATCACCGGACTTCCACGCAACACCACAATGTGTTCCGATGTCCACGCCTACTTTAGTCATTAAAATATTCCCCGACTGTGTCTATGTCTAGACAGTAACCGTGTCTAGTGTCTATGTCAAACTACACAGTCCGTCACTCTGCTCTGTTAGAAGGCATGATGACGATGATGACGATAAAACCGCACAAAATTACCTGTCATACTTTTTTTCTATTGTTTGTTCTGTATTTGTTCTTATAATAAGACACTAACGCATTAAATCATAAATATATCGTCATCATCGTCATCATCTACCATTTCAACTGGTAAACTGTAGGCATTACAGGCGGTTACATGATGACGATAAGCACCGGTTTATCGTCATCTTATCGTCATCAACCGTCATCAAAACAGACTGTGTACACCGGATATGATGACAAATGATGACGATGGATGACGGTTGATGACGATAAAAAAACACAACAACAGTGCGAAAGGGGGTTGCGTTATGGTATTACAACATTAAAATGACGATAAAATAATAATGACAGAAAAGGAATTGACAGATGGACCCGATAAGAGACGCACTGATGGAGAAGTATTGTTTGCAATTGTGCTACTACGAAATGGCAAAGTATGAAGGTCGACAGACCAGACTTAATGGGCCGATGCAAAAATATTTCAACTCAACGCAGACCAAAAATGCATTTGCACGGCTGATGCATATAGCGGCCAAAGTAAAGTCACTTTACACCAAAACAAACATTGCAACTGAATTACACATCACCCGTCAAGCCGCACATCAGATGGTTGATGAGTGTCTTGATGCTGGGTGGATTGAAGTGGACCAAGCAGGGCGGTGTCCCACCTACAAAGCTACGCAGACACTACAAGACGGCCTGATGAAGTATGCCAAGTTTGCTTTGGAAACTGGGCAGGGCATAGGCGTGGTTCATTACCGTCAAGCTTTATCAAATTATGATGAAGCAGAACGTAAAGTCAGTTTACATTGTCAAGGGAATCCAACTGAAGCAGAATTACAATCAGACACAGACCAAAAAAACAAAGAGCAAAGTAATGTTACAAACTTCAAATCAAATTTACGAAAACTCCACGAAAGTCGAGGGCGTTAGAGAGTTTGACTGTCCTACCTGTGAGGGTACGGGTTTTGTGATGCGAGACCCACAGACGTGGTCACCTACACAATGTCCAACCTGTACCCCAGAAAGTGAAAAGCCCCTGACTGGGGCTTGATTTTTTTTCTATTATATATTTTTTTACTTTTAACTACACGCTGTCTCCACAGTCTGTCAGAGAGAACCCGCGCTGTTGGTGAGCCTCTGCCATATTTTATCTTGTTCTTCATCGGACAATCTCCTTATGGGTCTGCGACACGCACCGCAGACAACCTCTTTGCTGTTATGATATACACGCCCCCTTGTCAGTGCGCCACAGAAATCACAGGCTATGTGACCAGTAGAGTTTGTGTAAAACTGTTTATAGTTTGTCATTTTTTGCAAGCCATTCATCTACTGCGTCTCTAATCAGACTAGCCGCGCTGATATGTTTGGCCCCATCCTTACGTGCTTCATGCGCTATCTTCTTCAACTGGTTTAGTTGGCCCTCTTTCATAAGCGCATTGTATGTCATCGTAGGTTCACCAATTGTATTTGGCTTTGGCATCACACAGACCCCAGCCCAGTGTTTATGTTTGCTTCTTTCAGTTTGGTCTGGTCTGTCTTGTGGTACTGGTCATCCAAAGACCAGCCAGCATCCAGCCATGTCTTACCCTTATCAGTAAAATGTAAACTGAACCGCGCTCTGATTGTGCCGCGTTGCACCCTGCCAGTTGTGCTGTTAGGCGCGAACTCAGACAGTCTGCGAGACAGCCACTGCGGTGATGTCTTTGTCTGGAGGGCATGGTCTCTGCTGAATTGCGTAGACAGGAAGCCTCTGTATGCAGACACAACGTCTGTCATTTTGACAGCACAAGTGTTGTTTGCCCTGACAAGTGCTTCTTCTAGGAACACACGCAACGGGTCTTGCTCTGCCTTGATTTCATCTTGCTTGGCTATCAGACTTGGCGGCACGTCAAAGTGTCCGCGTGTCTTCAGTGCCTTTAACCTAGACACTAGCCTCTGTAGAATGCCAGACAGTTCTGCATCCAGCCTGTCTTTCAGACTGTGATCCTCTGCGTTGTAATCAATCACCGTGTCCATCGGGACAAACAGTGTGCGGTCATAGACAGCATCACTGGTGTCATCAATCTTTGGCAACGAATTACCGGCCAGTCCGACTGTCAGGTTGAGACGGCCCTCAAACGGACGCTCGAACTTTACTTTGATAGACAGCGGCTCGTTGGTAATGATGCGCTTGATGATGCTGTCATTCATGACAGTGCCGACTTTGATTTCATCAGACAGCCAGACAGCTTTGCCCATCAGTGCTTGTGCGCCGAAGCCGTTGAGTTCCTGTAAGTCTATGGCTGTTGCCAGCTTCTCACCAAATATCTGTCGCGGCACATCCAAGATGGTAGACTTGCCGGTCCTCCGCTCTCCATACAAAAACAGACATTTAGACATGGCACGGGGCCGTCTATGTCTGTATAGACATGAAGACATCCATTCTTCTAATAAGATAATCACCCGGTCCCGGTCAGCCGGGTCGATGTGCGCCATCAGATTTTTGACGGTGTTGTCCCACACAGGACAATCAGCTTGGTCGTTCCACTCAGCCGCCAGCACGTTGTCTTCACGCAGATACCAGTTCTTCTGGACAGACACAGTCTGAAATGTCTCAAGACAGAAAGCGACATTGTTTGCACAAACAATCACGTTGCCATGCTGACCCCAGTCCACGTCATCTATATATACACGGACCTTTACGCCAGACAGGACCTCTGTTCTCAGGTTCCTGTTCGGCACAATACCAATCAGGTTACGGAACCACTGGTCAATCTCGCTCTCTACAAACAGCGCATCTTTCACACGCCAGATGCCAACGGCTGGGTCGAAGGTGTACCACTTGTCCTGAGTGTGTAATATGTCTGCGCTGTTCTGCCTGAAGTGTAGAACCATAGCATCAATGGCCGCACCCACAATGTCAGACATGCGAGGTTGACGGCCAGCCGCTTGCGCTGACTGCACATGATTAATGATGCGCTGTGTTGGGTCTGCTGGGTTAGGCGCGAGATTAGATTGGCTCTGCATGTTCGCGCTCCCATATCCTTGAGACAATACTTTGGACCTCTATCAGCGGCAGTGTGCAACCGTAGTCAATAAGCGTTCTGATTTGTGTCTTTGGATTGATGTCGTTGCGTGACCAATAACCAGCCAGCTTCACAACACAATTGTTTCTGCCGCCATATTCGTTTGCAGAACCCGACACAGATAGATTGTTGATGACACGTTCCCAGTCCTGACTGGTCATGCCCATGCGGACATTGCTGGTCAGGAACCCCACAACCTTTTCATATGGGTCCTGATTTGCAAGAGCCATGTCTTCCAATTCATAGAGTGAATATTCTTGCCACGGCTCTACGTGTGCTACCCTCGCCTGAACAGGCGGCTCGTACTTCCAATTGATTGTCAACGGCAAGCGAAGCAGACTGGCAATGTGAGTAGGCGCAGGGTCTCCAAGCAGTACCTGTGACAACTGCTTCATAACAATCTCAGCTTTCTGAAACTGCACAGCATCACGTACTGGTTCTTTTAAACGCCAGTAAACATGCAAGCCGCCACCTGAATGTACTATATATGTAGGCTTGTAATCGTTGACTATATAATCCAACCGGTCTACGTCCGCGCCGTCAATGTCCACCCATATATGTGTGAGTTCTAAAACATCAGTCTTCCGACAGGTCGTACTCTCTGGGTCCAGCCGCGCTTGCCTCATATATATGCCGCGCTTTTCTTTGGTCTGTTCTTCTATCCATTCAAACAGGCTGTCTGCACTGCGGCCATTGGCGCGATACATCACCCGCTTGTCACCCAGTGCCTCAAAACTGAGGACCCCGCACGTTTTGTTTTGGTGCAAGGTAGATAAAAATTCTGCGATTGTGTGTTTGTCCTCTGCCATCTTATTCCTATTATACTGTCATATTATGTCTGTGTCTTGTGCGAATATGATTTAACAGAATCGCGTTGTCAACATGCCATAGTAAGTTTCAATAACATGTGTTGTAATCTGAAGTAGGCCACATTATATAGTGGTTTAGCAAGGTCTACTCCCTACCTTGCGTCCTGTCAGTCTGTCTTAGTGGGCAAGGTGTTTCGACATCTTGCCCATTTTTTTAGAAATAATTTCATATTATACTGTTGACACTACAGACACAAAGCCCCATTGTAATGTTACAAGAACAAACAGACAAATGAACAGACGGACAATGACACAGACTTTACAGGTTACCCTTGAGCCAAACCTCGATTTGGTTTTACGCCCCACCAACCCCATCCCACAGTTGGCCGACATACTTGGCCAAATTCCACAGTGTGCCTACAAGCCAGCCCAAAAAAGTTGGGTGGTTAAGATGGCACGGATGGAACCCATGATGCTCATTGGTGTTTATGATTTAATTGCCAACGATATAAAGCCACGGTTGGAAGGGCAGGGATACTCAGTCAAGTTTAACCAACAGGTTAGTCTACATGCGCGGTCACTAGCTGACATACTTCGTACACAAACAGAGGACTTGCACTCTAGAATTTTGCCGGATTGGGGCAATGCTCTTAATGAGTTTGGTGTAACTCCATACGACCACCAGCTTGACGCTGTAAGTTTCTTCCTAAAGAACGAGGGCCGTGCGGTACTTGGCCACGAAATGGGAACCGGCAAGACTATATCTGCAATACTTGCTTGTCACGCTCTTGGGCTTTCAAAAATTATTTTATTCATACCCGCTGGCCTCAAAGCACAGTGGAAGACAGAGTTAAATCGTTTATTACCAACCCATGAGGTTATTGATTATGACGGAAAGAACTGGCCCGAAGAAGATGAACAGACCGTTGTGCTTGTATCCTATGCGATGGCTCAGAAAGCCGCCGCGCACATTGACCGACATGGAGTTCGACCAGAGATTGTTATATGTGACGAATGCCATTACATCAAATCGCCCAAGGCACAGCGCACTAAAGCGGTTGTTAAACTGGCTAAGAAAGTCCCTTACTTTTTAGGTCTCTCTGGCACACCTATAATTAATCGTCCGGTAGATTTGTTTCCGGTCCTCAACCTCACAGCCCCTGATAAATTTTACGATTGGTATAAGTTTACTCGCCGCTTTTGCAACGGGCATGAGGGTAAGTTCGGTTACGTGTGTGATGGTCTGACCAACGCACCGGCATTACATGCTGAGTTGCAGAACGTAATGCATAGGGTTCGCAAAGAAGAATGCTTGGACCTACCTTCTAAGACACGGTCTGTTATTCCTCTGGACTTCTTCCAATACAATGGATGGACACAAGAATATTATGATATTCGTGAGGCTATTCAGCAGGGTGACGCACACTTTTCTTTGCTACGTCAGTTCATAGGCCAGTCTAAAGTAACACAGTCTGTCGATTGGATTGTTGATTTTCTGGACAGCACAGATGAAAAGCTGGTGGTCTTTTGCCATCATGTCAGCATTCAAAATCTACTGGTTGCTGAAATTAACAGGCGTGGCAAAGCAAAATCAGAACACAAACCTATAGCTGTCGGTTTCACTGGCGAGACATCTGCTGTGGAGCGGGACAAAGCTATCACTAAGTTCCAAGAAACCAAGGCAAAGTATCCAGCCCGTATCTTGGTTACCACGGTTGGGTCCGGTGGCACTGGCCTCAATCTACAAGTCGCAAATCAGATGCTGATTGTTGAAGCAACATTCAGTGTCGGTGAAATGCTACAGGCCGAAGACCGCATACACAGGTCAGGTCAGAAGACACCTTGCACCATCCACTATGTAATTGCGTCAGGCACATATGACCGTGTCCTGTACAGGTTGCTGTCTAGCAAGATGGACATGATGAACAAGGTTGTTGATGGCGACTTCAGTAAAGACCTCAACGTCTTTGATGAAATGATGAAGGAAATATGAAATGGAAAAAGTAGAAGTTGAACAAAGCTGTTCTATTCACAAGATGGAGATTGATGAGATTGGTTTCATCTATCGTACCACCGAAATCAAACACGGTCCTGACGGTGAAATGTTTGTCACCTTGACTGGTGAGAGCATGGTCAGCGGTAAACCCATGTCGCTTTCTTTTGATGCGCGGACTGTACCGGCAGACCGGTTCGACAAACTGCGCTCCGGCGATTTTATTGAATTCAATTGTTACACAGAAGGTAACGCATAACAGGGGGGTACTCCGAAATAAGTGCCAGCAAAGGTCTTGGTCCAACTCAAATGCTTTGTCTGTGCGGTGGTGTTTTTGATTTCGTTTTGCACCAGTACCCGCATCAATAGCGACCCCCCGCCAAGCGATTGGTCAAGTATCGCTAAAGACAAGGAAAACCTTTTAACCAAGGGAGAATATTATGGTTAGAGCAATGCCAGATTTAAGACACTGCAATCGCATCGAGTATCACCTTGTCAAAACAGACGGTGAGATTGAACTCGACAATGAATTGACAATGCTTTGTCCCATATGTGGTGAGCCACCTGAGAGTATAGGGGAACACTTTACCGCACAACATGCCGCAATACAAAGGCTCTGCGATACATG